CTGCAATCTAATTGGATTTTATATACCAAAACAAAAAAGTGTTGCTAAGAAACTTGCTATCGACATCATTCGTGGAAAGAATGGTAACAACTGGCAATCAGCTACAAATATGTGGAACTCAACCTATCAAGCAAAGTATCGTGCTGATAAATCCATTCATTTTGAGGAGGCTCTTGGATATAACGAATACTTTATCGTGGCAAGTGGCGATGAATTAGATACTTCAGACGAGAGCTTAAACATTGACCAATCCATGAGCCGAGGCCTAATGGCTAAAGCATTCTCTAACTTTAATAAAGCCAAAAAGGTTAACCGGGTGTTTGTGACTAAGTTTGCTGAGGCACTTGCATAAGTTGTTGATAATTAATTGCTTAAAATTATCATATTTGTGTACTAATTCCACGGTATTTGTTAGAATCTTCTTGTTAGTAAATCTTCTTCTTAATCAATAACATGAATACATACTCCAAACAAATCATTGCTCAACTCAAGAGCAATTTCCCTGATCAAACTCAGTTCCGCCGTAAATACATTGATGATGCCGCTAAGTCTCTAGGTATCGAGAGCAAACAATATACTGAACTGCTCAAGGACAATTATAAGGTTCAACGTGGCTTATACGACTATTCTTCAGAATTTAAGCCTGCTTCTACAGCTAAAGCGGTTATGAATCTTTCGGCTCCAGTGACTTCAGTTCTAAATACTGACACTTATATTCCTGAGAAGGATCCAACTTATATCAAGTGGGGCGATTATTCAGATATCGCTGACATTATTAAATCAAAAGCATTTTATCCAATCTACATCGCAGGTCTTTCAGGCAATGGCAAGACTATGATGGTAGAGCAAGCGTGTGCAAATCTTGAAAGAGAGTACATACGCGTTCAAATTTCCCCAGAGACGGACGAAGATGATCTCATCGGAGGTTTCCGTCTACTCAATGGTGAGACAGTATTTGCAAAAGGTCCTATAGTGAAAGCTATGGAACGTGGAGCAATTCTTCTCGTGGATGAGATAGACAGGTCGACCAGCAAGATTATGTGCCTCCAAGGAGTATTGGAAGGTAAACCGATCATGATTAAGAAGACCGGTGAAGTCATTCGTCCTGCTCTGGGGTTCAATATTATAGCAACTGCAAATACAAAGGGTAAAGGTTCAGATGATGGAAGATTCGTTACTGCAAGTATCATTGATGAAGCTTTCCTTGAGAGATTTGTTGCAACATTCGAGCAACCATATCCTACACTTAACGTAGAGAAAAAGATCGTCCTCAATCATATGGACAAATACCGTCGAATTGATGCAGATTTTGCTGAAAAGCTTGTCACATGGTCTGAGGTTATTCGTAAGACTTATGCAGCTGATGGAGTCGATGAATTAATTTCAACTCGTAGATTATGTCATATCGTACAGACATTTGCAATCTTTAATGATCGCATGAAAGCTGTACAACTATGCATATCTCGCTTTGACGAAGACACGAAGATAGCTTTCCTAGATCTTTATACCAAGATCGATGCATCTTCTACAGTTGCAAAAGTACCAGAAGTTATAGTACCAAATTCCCCTATAACTCCTGAAGCACTTAATTCAATTCTCTAATTCAAAGCTAAAGTCGATTGACTGTACATTTGGTTATTTACAATGTGCAATAATTAATTTATAGTGCAATTTACAGTAAACTTCGATCCCTACTGTAACCTTGAATGAAGGATCGAGACAACATATAGAAACGTTATAATATGAAGACAGCTCGCATAAATCAAAAAACCCGTTTGTTCAACTATCTTGCTAAGAACAAGACTGTCACAACGGCTCAAGCACAGGCACGTTTGCAAATCGCTAATCCATCCGCTGTGGTAGCACACATGCGCAATGATGGCGTAAGCATTCGTACAACTGTTCGCTTCAATAAAGAAGGTAATAAAGTGTTCGAATACCGCTTAGGTTCAACTAAGTAATACAACACTAATATCCAGAGACCGGAAGACTCTATATCTTCCGGTCTCTAATTAATTTATGGCAAAGACACCTGAACCACCAAAGCTTAATGCTTTTCCTGCCAGTGCTGGTCGTAAGTTCGATGGCGGGAAACCAGAATACGGCCTTATCCCTCCATACGCTCTTGATGAACTAGCGACAGTTCTAACTATAGGAGCACAAAAATATGAGAGGGAAAACTGGCGCTATGTTCCAGAAGCTCCTCGTAGATACTATGACGCTTTACAAAGACACTTATGGGCTTGGAAGCGTGGAGAAAAATTTGATCCTGAAACTGGACGTCACCATCTTGCTCATGCCGCATGTTGTTTATTCTTTTTGTATGAACACGATATTGGCAAAGCAAATCCAGATATATAAAAAATCTTTATTATGAAACTATCCGAAACTACATTAGATGTACTGAAAAACTTTTCAGCCATCAACCCAAACATGGTCTTTAAACCAGGTAAGACCATTTCTACTATCTCTGAATCTAAGAACATAGTAGCTAATGCCAAGATTGAAGAAACGATCCCATCGCAGTTTGGTATATACGATTTGACCGAGTTTCTTTCAACTCTTTCTTTAGTAGAATCTCCAGATATTGAATTTACAGATAAGTCAATCACGATCAATGAAGGTAATACTTCAATTCGTTATTACTATTCAGATCCGAGTTTACTTACTTTTCCGGCTAAAAATCTAAATATGCCTAAAGCAGAAGTCAAATTTGTCTTATCGGCTTCAGCCATTAATAAGATTAAAAAAGCTGCTTCTGTACTTGGTCATGCTACTCTACAGATAACTGGTAAAAAGGGTAAAATCGATTTGGCAGTAACAGACTTAAAGAATGATACTGCGAATAAGTATTCTATCTCCATTGATGAAAACAATGAGTGTAAAGAAAGCTTTTCCTTCGTTATAGTTATTGGTAACTTGAAGATGATGCCAGGTGATTATAAAGTGTCTATAAGTTCTAAGCTTATCTCTCACTTTGAAAACACTACAATTCCAGTTGAATATTGGATTGCGCTTGAAAAAAATAGTACATACGGTAATTAATTTAGTATAAATAAAAGCACCGGTGTTCATTCTGAAGCCGGTTAACAACAACTCGGCGTTCAAATTCTTGAGAAGCCGAACAAACCTATAGGAAAACATAATATGCCAGACAACATAGTCGATATCAACTCAGCACAACAAGTAGGCGCCGCTCCAGCAGATGCAACTCAAACAACACCTCCACAATTAAGTCTTAATGACTTAGCTGCAACGGTTCAATTGATTGACGTATGCTCAAAGCGTGGCGCATTCGAAGGTCCAGAACTTTCAACAATCGGTGGACTCCGTCAAAGGATCACTGACTTCCTGAAAGCCGCTGCTCCTCAACAACCAGCAGGCGATCCAGGTGCAGCTCCAGCAGGTGTAACTTCTGCTCCAGTAGAAGCAAACATCCAGAGCTAATAAGATAGTTCAGCGGACTTTTGGGGTGCAGTCTTAAAACAGCACCCTCTTTTTATTTTAATCATTTGAAACAATTTTATCATGAGCAATATTCCTAATAATCCTGAAGACGTTAAAGCAATTAAGATAGCTTTAGATCAAATATCTGAAGCTCTTTCTGAAATTAATACGCAGAGAATACAGATCACCGAGATTGCAAAAGCACTCGAGGACAAGTATAAGATTCCTGCTAAAACATTTAAAAAAGTAGCAAATCTCTATCATCGTCAAGCAGTATCTCAATTTGAGAATGAAGCTGAAGAGATTAAAGACATGTACAAAACGATCATAGGTTGATATAATACAACTATGACAAATAAAGACGAGTTCCTTTGGACGGAACGATATAGACCCACGTGTCTAGATGACTGCATTCTCCCAGATAATCTAAAAGAGACTTTTCAAAAGATCATAGATTCTGGGGAGATGCATAATCTCATCTTATCCGGAACTGCAGGTCTAGGTAAGACTACTGTAGCAAGAGCCATGTGTGAAACACTTGAGCTCGATTATATTCTTATCAACGGATCTGAAGAATCTGGTATCGACGTACTGCGAACTAAAATAAAAAAGTTTGCAAGTTCAGTCTCTTTACTAAGTAATGGTCCTAAAGTTGTGATTCTAGATGAGGCTGATTATCTAAATCCTCAATCCACCCAACCAGCGCTTCGTGGATTCATAGAAGAATTCTCAAATAATTGTAGATTTATACTTACATGTAACTTTAAGAATCGAATCATTGAACCACTTCATTCGAGGTGCGCAGTCATTGAATTTAATACTTCAAAGAAACAACTTGCAGATCTTGCAGGTAAATTCATGAAAAGACTTGAAATGATTCTCAAGAAAGAGGGAGTCACTTTTGAGTCAAAGGTATTGGCAGATCTTATTTGTAGATTTGCTCCAGATTGGCGCCGAGTTATTGGTGAATGCCAAAGATACAGTGTATCTGGAAAGATCGATAGCGGAATACTTGTCAACCTTTCAGATGTAAGTATTGTTTCCCTTATAAAAGCCATTAAAGAAAAAGACTTTAAATCCATGAGATCTTGGGTGGTAAATAATATGGATCTTGAACCAGCCGCTATCTTCCGGAAGATCTATGATAATATGGTTGAATACGCCAAGCCTGAAAGTGTTCCTCAAGTTGTTTTAATCCTTGCGGATTATCAATATAAGAATAGCTTTGTGGCAGATCGTGAAATTAACATGGTTGCCTGCCTAACTGAGCTTATGGCTTCAACGGAGTGGAAGTAATGAACCCCTTTGAGTATCTAGATTCGATTAATGATACCAAGAAGGATATCATGGTGGATGATATTGCCGAAAAGGCATATAATCCATACCTGATAAACCGAGGTCTTTCTTACTTCCATGATACGATTTTGTTTGCAAATGAGATGAATATACACCACCATCTCGACAATAAGCTCCAATATCATTTCTGTATAAATAGTATTCGTAAAAAGAAAAGATTTAGCAAATGGGATAAACCCCAAGAGCATGAGTCTCTCATGATTGTTAAAGCATATTATGGTTATAGTAATGAAAAGGCCAAGTCTGCTTTGAGGATCTTGAGTTCAGCTCAAATTGAAGATCTCAAACGAAAACTATTTCAAGGTGGACGCAAC